ATGGCTTTCGAAATCAAGAACCTGTCGGTCCTCGCCTACGCCAACGGCTTCACGCTGTGGCATTACACCACGCTGGACGCTGCCGCGACGGTCGACAATTCCGGCTATTTCAGCGCCGCCAGCGACATGCTGCATGTCGGCGACATGATGCTGGCCAACGTCGCAACCGCAGGCACGCCGCAGAACGGCGTGTTCGCCGTCGTCTCGGTCGCCAACGGCGTCGTGGATCTCGCCAACATGACGGTGTTCGACGCGTCGGACACCGACTGAGCCTCGGAATCGGCGGTGGGTGTCCCCTCAAAGGCGCCCGCCGCCATCTTGCTACACAATCGGAGGTAAAAATGGCTCTTTCGCAGATTGCTCTGTGCTCGCGTGCCCTCATCAAGCTCGGCGCCCAACCGATCGCCTCGTTCACCGAAGGCACCGTCGAATCGCAGGTCGCCGCCGCCCTGTTTCCTTCGGTGCGCGACGGGCTCATCTCGGCGCATCCGTGGAGCTTCGCAAGTGCCCAGGCCACACTGCCGCGCCTGGCGAACGATCCTGTCGCCGACCATCGCTATGCGTACCAGCTGCCGCCGGATTTCCTGCGGGCACTATCCGTCGGGCAGGGTGCGCGCGGTCGCGGAACCGCCTACCGGATCGTCGAATCGACCCTGCAGACCGACAGCGACGGCATCGTGCTGTCCTACATTTTCCGGCCCGACGAATCCGCCTTCCCGCCGTTCTTCGACGCGGCCTTGATTGCAGCGCTTGCGGCCGAGTTCTGCCTTCCGGTGACCGAAAGCACCAGTCGGGCCGAACTGCTCTATCGGCTTGCTGAAAACGAGTTCCGCCGCGCGCGCCTGATCGACGCGCAGCAGGACACGCCGCAGAGCTTCGAGGATTTCTCGCTGGTGGAGGCGCGCCGATGAGTGTCGCACGCCTCACCAAAACCAGCTTTGCGTCGGGCGAAATCGGGCCGTCGATGCTGGGCCGCATCGATCTGCGCGCCTACGAAAACGGCGCACGGCGCTTGCGCAACGTCGTGGTTCTCCCCTCGGGCGGGATCAAGCGGCGCCCGGGCCTTGCGCGCATCGCGGGCCTGCCGGGGCAAGCGCGCCTAATCGCGTTCGAGTTCAACACCGAGCAGGCCTATCTGCTGGCGCTGTGCGACGGCCAGATGCGCGTGTTCCGCGACAGCGTGCAGGTCGCGACCCTCGCCACGCCCTGGAGTGCCGCACAGCTCAAGCAGGTGAACTGGACCCAGAGTGCGGACACGCTCCTCGTCGTGCATCCCGATGTGCCGCCGCAGCGCATCACGCGCACGTCGCACACGAGCTGGACAATCGAGCAATGGACGTTCCTCGAAGAGAAAGGCGTTATCCAGCAGCCCTACCACAAATTCGCCCCCGACGCCGCGACGCTGACGCCGGGCAGTACGTCCGGCACAATCACGCTTAGTGCTTCAGTCGATGTGTTCGTGGCCGGCCATGTCGGCCAGCGCATCCGCATCGCGAAGAAGGAAGCCACGATCATGGCGGTCGCGGGCCCGCGCTCGGCGACCGCAACGCTCGTCAACGGCAATACGTTGCCCGACACGTCCGCCTCGACCGACTGGGAAGAACAAGCACTCAGCGCGCTGCGCGGCTGGCCGATCAGCGTGACGTTCCACCAGGACCGTCTCGTAATCGGCGGTTCGCGCGATTTGCCCAACCGGCTGTGGCTGTCGAAATCGGGCGATCTGTTCAATTTCGATCTCGGCACGGCTCTCGACGACGAGGCGATCGAATTTGCCTTGCTGTCGGACCAAGTCAACGCGATCCGCCACGTCTTCTCGGGCCGCCATCTGCAGGTCTTCACGTCGGGGGCGGAGTGGATGGTGACGGGCGATCCGCTGACACCCGAAAACGTCCAGCTCAATCGCCAAACGCGCATCGGCAGCCCGAGCGACCGCGCCGTGCGGCCGCGCGACGTCGATGGTGCGACGTTGTTCGTCGGCCGCGGCGGGCGCGATCTGCGCGAGTTCCTGTTCGCCGATTCCGAACAGGCCTACCAGGCGACGGATCTCGCATTGCTCGCACCGCATTTGGTGCAAGACCCCGTCGCCCTCGACTACGATCCCGACGACCGGCTTGTGCATGTCGTCAATGCCGATGGATCGATGGCGACCGTTACGATCTATCGTGCCGAACAAGTCACGGCCTGGACGCGCCAGACCACGGCGGGTGCCTTCCGCAGCCTCGCGGTCGTTTCGAACGCAACCTATCTTGCGGTCGAACGCGCCGGCCAGTGGTCGATCGAGTGCCTCGATCCCGCCTATTCGACCGATGCCGCCGTCAAGCTCGCACCTGCACCTGCCGCAACGGCGTGGACCGAACTCGGCCATCTCGACGGCATCGAGATCCAGATCCTCGCCGACGGCGTGCCGATCGGTACAGCGATTCCGGCGAGCGGCCAGATCTCGGCGCGCGGCAGCCGCACCAATGTCGAAATCGGCATCGGCTTCGTAGGCGAAATCGAGCCGCTGCCGCCGGCCTCCCCCGGCAACGCCAACATGCCGCGCAGCGTGCGGCTGATCGAGGCGACCTTCAAGCTGTTGGATACCTGCCAATTGCGCGTGGATACCGGCAGCGGCTTCGTCGACGTGCCTTTTCGCGGCCTCGGCGGCGCGTTTGCGCTCGATCAAGCGCTGCCGCCTTTCTCGGGCGACAAGCGCATCCGCGCACTTGGCTGGAAACGCGCCAGCATCGATCCGCTGTGGCGCATCGAATTGTCGGCACCGCTGCCCTTCACCCTGCTTTCCGCAACTCAAGAAATGAAAGTGAACGATCGATGAGTGGAATCGAACCTGTTACTGCCATTGCGCTCGGCCAAACCGCCCTCGGTGCCGTCCAGGGTATCGGCAGTGCCAACGCGGCGCGTGCGCAAATGGATGCACAAGCGCAGTCCGTCGCTGCCAACGCCGCCCGCCAGCGCCAGATGCTGGCGCTGCAGCAGGAGGCCGACACGCGCAAGCGGCGCAATCTCCTCGAGCGCACGACGGCGCGCGCGCGTGCGTCGTTCGGTGCACGCGGCTTGTCGGACTCTGACGGCTCGGCGGGTGCTTTGCTCTCGGGCATCGAAAACGAATTCGAGAGCGAGCAGGCCGACCGCGACCGCGCCTACGGGCTGCAGTTGGGCGGCCTCGACCAGGGCCTTGCGGACTCGCTCGGCCGCATCGAACAGGCACGCAGCCGTAGCCTCCTCGACCAGCAGCAGGACATCCAGCGCCGCGTGGGCAGCTTGCTGAGCTGGGGCCTCAGATCACGCTGACCGTTGTTTCCCATTTTCCCGAAAGGACCGACCCATGACCGAGCATCTCAAGATCACCGCCAAGATTCCGCGCAAGCGCTACGTCGCCGACGGCACGCAGACTGTTTTCAGCTTCGACTTCGTGCTGTTCCAGCCGAGCGAACTGCTCGTTACCGTCAACGGCGTGCCGGTTGCGTCGGGCGTTGCCGTGTCGCTGCTCGCGGACGGCACGGGCATAGCGACCTTCGCCGCTGCACCCGCCGCCAGCGCCGTCGTCGTGCTGCAGCGCCGGGTGACGATCAAGCGCGAAACCGACTTCCAGGAAGGCGGCGAGCTGCGCGCCAAAACCCTCAACGACGAGTTCGATTTCCAGACGGCGGCCTTGCAGCAACTCGAAGCAGCGGCCGCGCGCGCGCTGCGGCTACCCGCCGACGATGCCGACGATGCCGCCACTGTGCTGCCGATCGCGGCCGTGCGCGCGACGAGGATGCTCGCGTTCGACGCGAGCGGAAACCCGACCGTGTCGAACCAGACCCTGGCGCAGATCGAAGCCGGTTCGAACGCCGCCGTTACGTCGGCCGCCGACGCCGCCGCAAGTGCAGCCGCCGCTGCAGCATCAGCGGCCTCCGTGGGGTCGCTAGCGACCGCCGCGGCGAATGCAGCATTGGAGGCGGCGGTAAGCGCGGCTTCGATCTCCCTGCCATTGCCGCTCGCAAGTGGCGGTACCGGCGCCGATACGGCTGCGACCGCGCGCGCAAATTTGGGTCTTGGCAGCGTCGCGACGCTGAGCGTCGGCAGTTCCGCAAACCAAGTTCCGCGACTCGATGGCCTTGGCCGTCTGCCTGCAGTCGATGGATCGCAGCTCACCAATCTCACGGGCGGCGCCATGCAGATCGTCGCCGGAGAGACGCTTGCGATCCGCGATCTCGTCTACCAGGACATTTTCAACCAGCGTGGCGGCGGCGCCGACCGTTGGTACCAGGTCGATAGCGACGCGGTCGGTCCGGTGCGCATCAGCCCGCGAATCGGCATTGCGTTGGCTGCGATCGCGTCGGGTGCGAGCGGTTCGGCGCAATTGCGTCCCGGCCGCGTGCCTGGTTTCGCGGGCCTTGTGGCAGGCCAGCCCCTTTTCGCGAGCGCTTCGCCGGGGGGCATTGCGCAATCGGCACCGACCATTCCGGCTAGCGGTACGCAAAATGCCACACGGCTGATCGGCTATGCAGCGAGTGCAACCGAGATCGATTTCGATCCTGCAGCCGAAACAGTTTTCAGCGCGCGCTACAACGCGCTTCCCGTCGCCGGCACGCTGATGGTCCAGCATTGGGTCGATGCCGGTGCACGCGAGCGCGAGCAGACGGCCTATCTTGTCCAGGCCACTACCCTGAGCGCAATTACGGGCGGCACCGGAACCAATATCGGCGACTTTACGGGTAACAGCGGCTTAGCCGGTATTTTCGACGGCTTCACAAACCAGGACAATGTCGGCTGCGGCTACAAACCGTCTGCCACGTCCGGTTACGCGGGCAAAACCATTCTTCCCGGCAAGCGCATCGTGCAGGCCATCGTGTGGGGAAGCAACAATATCGGTTATGTCAACGCGATCGATCCGACCGTCACGCTCGTGTTGCGCGGCAAGACCGGTGCTGTGCCGGCGAGTCGCACCGACGGCACGTCGCTGGGATCTGTCACGTTTGCCGATACCGGTAACGAAAGCGGAAATCCGCGTACGATCGTCGCGAACGACACAGCGACCACATGGGATCACGTGTGGATCGATTTTTCACACGACGGCGCAGCGAACAACGTGTTCATCGCCGAAATTCAGTTCACCGAAATCACGGATGCTGCGCGCGACGAACCGCTAACGATCGGCTCGACGATCGTCAATGCGGCCGCTACCGACCGCGTGAACGTGCGCTACGACGACGGCAGCGGTATGAACGCAGACACCCGCACGACCTTCGTCAATCGCACGAACGCGACGCGCGATCTGGTCTGCGAGGTCATGCTGTGACGCAGCCAACGAAAAAGAAGGCCGCGACCAAAAGATCGTTGCGCAAGAAACCGGCGACGGGCGATCCGCCGCCGGCAGCAGCGGCGATTTCGGTGCCGGATTTTCCGCAATTCGTGGCCGATTGGAACGCGCTGCAAGGCCAGGGCACGCCCGATCTGCACGTGCGGATCGCGCAGTGGCTGCAGGCGCAGCGCAGCGCAGCCGCGCACGGGGCGGTGCTGCTTGCGTTCCGCTCGAGCGGAAAGTCGACTCTGGTGGGCCTGTTCTGCGCTTGGCTCCTCGCCAAGGACGCCAATTTGCGCGTGCTCGTGCTCGCGGCCGAGCATGCGCTCGCGCGCAAGATGGTGCGCAACGTCAAGCGCATCATCGAGCGCCACCCGGCGACCACGGGCCTGAAGCCGGTCAAGACCGAGACCTGGGCCTCCGACCAGTTCGTGGTCGCGCGCACGGCCGAGCTGCGCGACCCTTCGATGCTAGCCAAGGGCCTGTCGGGCAACATCACGGGCACGCGCGCCGACGTAGTCATCTGCGACGACGTCGAAGTGCCCAACACCTGCGACACCGCCGCCAAGCGCGAGGATCTGCGCGAGCGCCTGGGCGAGCTCGACTACATTCTGGTCCCCGGCGGGCTGCAGCTCTATATCGGCACACCGCACAGCTACTATTCGATCTACGCTGAACAGTTGCGCGAGGAGACCGGGGAGAGCGCACCGTTCCTCGACGGCTTCGCGCGGCTTAAGATACCGCTGCTCGACGAGAGCGGTGCGAGCGTATGGCCCGCGCGCTTCGATGCAGCGCGCATCGAAGCGGTGCGCAAGCGCACGGGGCCGCGCAAATTCCAGGCGCAGATGATGCTCGAGCCCGTGGCCGAAACCGCGAGCAGGCTCGATCCCGACCGGATCGTTGTCTACGACGAATCGCTGCAGTACTCCGAGGGCAACGACGCGGCGATCGTGTCGATCGGCGGGCGGCGCATGCTGTCGGCCACGTGCTGGTGGGATCCGGCCTACGGCAGCCCGAACGGCGACCGGTCGGTCGTGGCCGTGGTCTTCACCGACACGCAAGGACACTACTGGCTGCAGGACATCCGCTACCTCGAGCCGCCGCACGAAGCATTGGGCGAACGCGACGAGGCGAGCCATTTCTGCCGCCAGGTCGCCGCGTTTGCGGCGCGCAACCGCGTGCCGCTGGTGACGATCGAGCAGAATGGCGTGGGTCATTTTTTGCCTTCGATCCTGCGGCGCGAATTGGCCGAGGCAGGGCTTGCTTGCGGCGTCCATGCGGCCGCGTCCACGCGCAGCAAAGTGCTGCGCATCCTCGATGCGTTCGATGCGCGCCTTGCCGCGGGCGTTCTGCATGCCCATCGCGAGGTGTGGAAAACGCCATTCATCGTCGAGATGCGCGAATGGCGTCCCGTCGGCGGAGCGCGCGACGACGGGCTCGATGCGGTTGCCGGCTGCCTGCTGGCCGAACCCGTGCGCGTCGAGCCCGTCGAGCGGCCAGCCGCCAAACGCAGCTGGCAGGCAGGCGGCAAAGCGCACCGCGCCAAAACCGACTTTTCCGTTTGACCCCCTTTTTTTTGAAAGGAGACGTCTCTCCATGGATCTTTCGAATCTCGAACCCGGCCTCGCGTTGCTGGCGGCTTCCGACGCTTCGTCGTTTGGTGCCATCGCGTGGCTGTTCTGGAAACAGCGCGAAGAGCATGAGCGTGCGCTCGCCAAGGCGCACGAAATCAATCTGCGCGAAACGCGCGACCTTGCCGCACGGCTCGCCGATTTCAAGCTCGAGATCGCGCGCAATTACGCGTCCATCGCCTATCTTAAAGACGTCGAGAACCGCTTGACCGCACATCTCTTGCGCATCGAAGCCAAGCTCGGCGCCAATCCCGTCGCCGACGCAAGGCTCTAGGAGATCGCCCCATGATACCTGCCCTCCTGGCGCAATTGGGTCTGCCCGTTCTGGTCCGGCTCGTGGGCGGTGCTCTTGCGCGCATCGATAATCCTGTCGCCAAAACCGCGTCCAGCACTTTGTCCGACGTGGCCGCGGCGATCGATCAGGCCAGGATCGATCCGGCCCAGATCGCCGAGGCCAACCGGCATCTCGAAACGTTGGCCAAGCTCGACAGCGACGATTATCGCGAAACGATCCGCGAAGTGAACGCGACGATCCGCGCCGAGTCGGCGTCCGAGGACCCATACGTACGCCGTATGCGGCCGACCTTCGGCTATGTAATGGCCGCGACTTGGGCAGCGCAAATGTCGGCGGTCGCTTGGATCGTCGTCGCCGCACCGCGCGAGGCTGCCCCGGTGATCGAAGCGCTGGGGGCCTTGTCGCTGATGTGGTCGGTCGGCCTGTCGGTGCTCGGCGTCTATGTCTACAAGCGCTCCGCCGATAAGGCGCTGGGGGCGGGCCAAGCGCCTGAAAGCCTGATCGAGACGCTTCAATCCGTTGTCAAACGGCGCTAG